GGGGTTGCGTTGGTTGCTGTGGGCCTTCTAGCTTAGACTTCAGTGCTGCTAAGGCACCTTCTTTAGTCGCACCAGTAACCTTATACCGCTTCCCGTCAGGGGCGGTGATTGTAAACGTAGCCATCACGTACTCCTGATTTAGGTTGGATCTTCTACGATTGTGTAATCGCCTGCTCCGTTAGAGAGGCCACGCTCAAAGGCGATAACCTTAGACAGGACGTCCATGCGTTCAGTGATGTAGAGACGCCAAAGTCCCTCATCATCAGTGATCTTCGGTAGTGGGCTCTTGAACAATTCCATCTCTTTGTCTGAGATTGCACCTTTGGTATTGGCAGTCTTAAGAAGAGTATCGTCCACCTGGATATTTGCTAGGATTGAGCGCATGTAGGCGCGTTTAGCCCCTTCATCATTACCATTGTAGTAATCACTGAGGCCACTGGCATCGAGCCATGCACCCAGGCGTCCAGCAAATGGTCCAGTGAGGTTGTCTTTCTTCAAGGCAGTTAATGCTTCAGACATCTGGTCATAGGATGCCTGCATTCCAATAAGGTTTTCTGAAGGGTCACCCTTGTCTGCCTTAGCTGCAGCTGCCTGAGCTCTAGCTTGGCGATCAGCAATGGCCTTCCTACGTGCCTCTTCGATCTCAAAGGCTTCCATCTCACGGGCACGGTTGTAGTCTTGGATCTGACCATAGCTATCGCTCATTGCACCTAGGCCAGCTAAGGCACCCTGAGAGCTAGCTGCCATCGTGGCACCACCCATGCGCATCATAGCTTCGCCTAGGCCAATCTTCTGGTTGGGCATACGGCTTGAGCCACGGGCGTTTCCAGTGGCCGATGCTAAGACAGGTTGCTGGGGCTGTGGTTGCGATGGATTAATTAAGGCTGGCCCTTGTGAGGGCATGGGGAGGCCTGAGTGCGGGTTTGGCCCTTGTGGAGGCATGGGTGGCCCCGGTTGAGGGTTGGGCATTTGAGTAATAGGTGACTGAGGCTGGAATAGGGTGGGGTCCATCAAGAGTGGGTCCATTATGCAAACCCTCCCCGCGGAGCCGTGGGTGGAGCTCCACCACCGTAGCTTCCATAGCCGCCAAAGTTAGTTGGCAGCATGTTCATAATCTGGGATCCATACTGGTCGCCAAACCCAAAGCCAGACTGCATTCCACCCAGAGTCGCTGTAGTTGGGCTAGCCATGTTGGCTGCAGCTTGGTTGTTAGTGCTGGGTGCCCGGTTTAGCATATTACCCATGTAATCCTTGTACATGTTGTAGCCAAAGTCTCGGTTACCCTCGAATCGGTTGCGCGCATCGTTAAGAGCAGCTTGGTCATAACCTTGAAGAGCTTGACCACCCTGCATACCGTAGCCAAACCCTGAGCCCATCGTGTTGAGGCCAGTGTTGTAGGCATTGGAGATCTGGTTGTTCATATTGCCTGCACTGGTGAGTGCATTAGACTGATCAGTGAACTGTTGTTGTTGCTGGTTAAGTGACCTGTCGATCAGGTTGTTCGTGATGTTAGAGGTAACATCGGAGCGTCTGTCATCATAAGAGCGCTGGGCAATAGCATCGGCTACACCAGCACGGCTTGAGTTGACATTACCAGACCCAGAAGCAGCTGTGTTGATACCGGGGAGCGTTTGCTCTTGCAGCTGTCTGGTGCTGTCACGCATCACTGAATCAACCAAGGATCCAGCGTTGTCACCAGCATAACCAATAGCCTTAGACAAGCGGTCTTCTTGTGCTGCATCAGAGAGGCCTTGGAACTGGTTATACATGTTGTTGGCGTTGGCACCAAAGCCTGCGTTGTTAGCCATCATGTTGTAGCCACCGCGCTGCATGTCGAGGCCGTAGTTACCCATGTTGCCAGCTGTGCCTGTCTGGAATGCATTAGGTCCAGCGTAGGTTGGGCCTTGGTAGTAACCAGTGTCTAAGACGCCATTGAAGGCATCTTGACCACCTGAGAGGGCTTGGTCAACGTAAGGCTCATACTGACGAAAGCCAGCCATGTTGGCATCGTTCATGGCCTTCATATTCTTGCGGTCTTCTTTAGCGGCCTTGTTGCCCATGATGCCGCCTATGACGGTTGGTGCAACGGCACTAATGATACTGCCCCACATGCTGGATACTCCTTTAGCCTTTGTTGGCTTTTATTTTTATTAGTCTTCTGTGAGAGATGGCTTAAACTTGAACCCAAGCTGTCCCATTGTAGACAACCAGTCCCTGGTAGCTGTTACCCAGTGGGTTCCAAGGTGACACGGCATAGCGAACCATGCCCTTCCGAGGGCTGCTAGGTGCATCCTCAGCCACCTGGGGTGCTGCGTCAGCTATGGACTTTACGGATGCCTCAATCTCCCTGAGCTCATCTTGGATGAAGTTCTTGAAGCTAGCCTCTAGGGCTGGCGTGGGTCGCCTAGTGTAGACCCTAGTTAGTATGTTGAGCTTATCTGACAAAGACATGGTCAACGCCTCCCAGTGGCTACAACCTCGACGTCCATGCCTGACAGGGTGAAGTCTTTAATCTCTGAGGTCTGCACCTTGTAGCTTAAGTATCGACCACTGATACGTGTATCCACTTTGTACTCAGTTGAGCTATCGAAGGTCACCGAGGCATCATAGAGAGGTACGTTAGGTGGCAAGTCGGCAGCACCAAAGGTGAAGTCAAAGAACTTGTCAGTGGATGGCGTGGATATCTGAGGATAAAGCCTCTTGATAATCTTGTAGCTACTCAAGGGAAGCTGGGCTTCTTGGTCTAGGTCAATACCTGTGCGCTCTAGATAGACAGGTTTGTTGACCTCGGTGGTCTCAGGTAAGTTCAAGGACCCAGAGTCTACTAGGTCGAGGCCTAAGAGACGGGGGCTGGTGATACCGGCGGCGGTGTCCTTCTTGGAGACCATGACTGGGTATCTGGTGAACTTAGATTCCTGAGCGTGATAGGTGCCGCCCGTGCTATCATAGGTTAACCCTGTGGTGGCATAGGTAGCCACGGCGTCTAGGTTAGCTAGGGATCCTGAGGTTACATTAGGTAGATCCACGAAGGACCATGTGTCCGATCTGTAGTTATAGACAGCTGCCCTGTTGCAGCCACTTACGTCATCATAGACAGCTAGGTCATCACCTGTGTGGTAACAGAAGTAGATCTCTTCTAAGTCGGCCACATGCATAACAAAGCAGGCCTCTTGTAGAGACATATCGATACCATTGAAGATGTAGTCTCGGACACGGTTGTCACAGATGGATTGCCTGGTGATGCCATCGTTGACATAGATGTCATCTGTATCAAAGACGTAGTGCTTACCTTCGACCTCTAGGATGCAGTTCTGGTTAATTACACCAGCATCATCAAAGACCTTACGGAAGTTAAATATGAAGGTGCCACCTACGAACTCCATGTTCCACACTTGGTCACTAGAGTAGATCAGGAAGTTGGAACCTAGGGTGGCCCCGTCCACGATGGGGGTCCTAAGCTGCACAAGATCATTGAAGCCTGCAGACTTGGTGGTGTCTGTAGCATCCCAAGATCCGGGTACATTGTTGGCTAAGGTTATATCTGAGAAGCGCACTCGGTTGGGGTAACTGGTGCTGCCCTCGGTTAGACCTAAAGCTAACATGAAGTCACCAAAGGACCTCAGGGACCTAGTGCGCCAGGTGCTATCCCAGTTGGCTAGGTTGCTGAAGGTACTGGCGGTAGGGGTTCTAGCAATTGGTACTCTAGAGGGCCTGTTGAGGTACTCTACTGAGGCTAAGGTGGTGCCGGTGACTGGGGCGGGGGATGCAGACTGGGTGTCTGTGTGTACTGAAGACACAGCACCATTGGCAAACTCTTCCACTGAGAAGTCATCGTTGACTATAAGCACTGTGTCGAAGGTGCCGGGGTTACTTAACCCAAAGACAAAGGATGGGACCTTGGTGCTGGAGCTAGTGTAGTCATAAGCAGTCCTGAAGACTGGTGATCTCTCTACGTTGCCATCTGAGAACCTGACGTTCTTAGCTCTAGTGAAGGCATTAAACGGGAGGTTGAAGGGGTCAACGTCAGTGATTACCCCTGCAGCACCTAGGTTTCTAATGGGGAGCAGGGGCATCTATGTGTATCCTATGTCTTCATGATGTAGGCTAGTGCATAGTATGGGGGTCTGTTCTCGTGACTAGAGTTACCACCCTTATAACCAATGCTTGTAGACACAGAGATACCTGTGGTTGAACTACCTGTTTGTTGGGTTTGGGGTTCAGAGTCTCTACTACTTTTCCCAGTACCAGAGGATCCAGTAGCACCCTTAAATGAGTGAGAGTGACCTGGGTCACTTACGCTGGAACTAGCACTGTGGTTGTGTGAGGGCATCTGGGCGATGCTGAGGGTCACACTACTGGCACCGCCTGTGTTACCTGTGCTGTAGCTAGAGCCAGAACCAACGATAAACCTGTTGCGGAGGTCGGGGGTTCCATTACTACCGTTACACAGGACAAAACCTGATGGAATGCTACTGTTGGACCCAGACCACATCATGATAACACCAGAGGGTACGCTGGATATATTGTTTATCTGGCTCTGGATGGAACTGGTGACACCATTAAGACGGTTGAACTCAGTACCAGTGACACCAGCTGCAGCTGCACCAGACAAGATGTTTAGGTCAGCTGTGTTACCGGTGTAGCCATCTAAGGTGTTAAGCTCATCTTGGGTACCAGTGATAGCCCCAGTGATGTTGGGGAGAGTAGCCTTGATAGTACTCTTGACTAGACGGATGTGGTCATCAGCCTGGGCGAGACCATCAGTAGCTACTGGGTTGCTAGAGTTGAGGTCACTGATGTAAGTGCCGGTTTCTAAGGCCATACTGGTGTCCTATCTATGGTTACTTTGGTGTCCTAGGTGTCTTAGGTGGACCTAGGTGGGCCCCCAGGGTCTACTGGGACGCGTAAGAACCAGAAGATACCTAGGTGGACCTAGGTGGGGCTAGGTTATGCGATGTGGAGCCATGCGCCATACCCCAGCCACGCTAGCTCAACACTGGTGAGACGTAGGCGGGTAGACCCCATGTCATCCGGGGGTCCCCAATAGAGGTTCAGGGATGGGAAGACATGGATGCAGTTGTCTAGGTCTGGGGTGATGACGCTTAGGTACATGCTGGGGGACCTTTGATGGCCGGGGAACCTTTGTTTTCTGAGGTGGAGCCTCTGTTAACTGAGGTGGGACAACAACAACAACAACGAAGGTCTTTAACGGACTTTTGAAATCTATTGATTGATTTGGGTACTGGGGGCCACAAAAGCTGGGCATGGGACCCGTGAAATCACTGAGACATTCCTAAGTCATTGATATCATTGGATGCGTAGGTCAACGGATAGTGTATCCGATGACAAAACCTAGGATAGTGAACCCAGATCTAAGACATTAGATCCATTGACGTCAGAATTGTTAGGCTAACAGTCATAATCTTTAAGACAAATCGGGACCTAAGCCCACCAGAGTAAACCTCAGTCTACCTCAGTCTACCTCAGTCTACCTCAGTCTACCTCAGTCTACCTCAGTCTACCTCAGTCTACCTCAGTTGATCCACGGAAGACCAAACCACCCTGGGAGAAGACAGGAGACAGTCTGGGAGGGGACTGTAGTGTCAAGGGGTTTGGTCATCGGTAGATCACAGGTCGTCGTCACTGGTAGCTTCCTTCGTATAGGGGTCTCTTAGTACCTAGGTATCAAAAGGTGACTAAAGAGGCATCGGATACATGGGAAAAGGCATCGGATAAGGGGCATATAGTGAACATCGGTTATCATGTAACAAAATACCTTGATAACCATAGAACTAAGGCCTATGTGCGAATCAAGGACCTAGGTCCTAGGTTGGTGCGGGAGAGCTAACCTTAACTCCGGTTTTAGTGTTACCCCCGCACCAGCTGCTTACCTAGTTATTCCTCAGTAAGACAGAAGCCACAGAAGTCATCCTTAGATGGGCTTCCACAGCTGACACATGTCTTCCATATCATTCACATGTCCTCTGGCCTGTCTGTGGGTCGTAGTAGCAAGCCTCAGCACCCTCAGCACCACCGATGTCAGTACCTGTGTCTTCCTCAGCCTGTGGTTCAGCTGTGTCCTCACTGGTTGATGCATTGAGGATACCGTAGCGTTTACCTGATGCTCTGAAGGTTGTGCAGCCGCTAGCACCGCCATCATAGGCTTGCATGTAGACGTCCTTGAACTGTTCCCAGGTTACATCAGCACCTACGTTGCATGTCTTAGAGCAAGCAGAGTCCACGTAGTGTGATGCTAGGTTGAGCACTGCCACATGGTCAAACACAGAGAGGTCATCGGCCTTCTCTCCTTCGATCCCATGTACCCGGTAAGCATAGTCTTCTACTCGTTCTATCCTAGGTCCATCAAAGGTTTGGATAGTGCGGTCGTAGTAGTGGCTGAAGACTGGTTCTATCCCTGAGCTTACGTTGTCAGCTGATAGACTGATTGTCCCGGTTGGTGCTACAGACAACAGATGACTGTTGCGGATCCCATGCATACCGATGGCTGCTTGGATGTGGTCTGGTAGTGTCTTGACGAAGTTAGACTCCAGATACTTGACGTTGTCATAGAGCGGGAAGCTACCCTTCTCAGCTGAGAGTGCCACCGATGCCATGTAGCATTGGTCTCTGATGATAGCCATAACTTCACCCAGCTTAGCCAAGAAGCCTTCAGAGCCATACTTCAGACCCAGCGTCTCTAGGGCATTGGCTACCCCAGTCACACCTAGGCCCATCCTACGTTTATCCTTAGCTTCCTTCTCTTGGGCTGGCATCGGGTACACTGCACGGTCCACTACGTTGTCCATCGCTCGGACCACTGAAGGGATGTCTGCAGACAGCTGCTTAAGATCTAGGGAGAACTCATCTGTGTAGGGGTCTTGTCTGATGTACTTGGTCAGGTTGAATGACCCCAGCAAGCAAGCTCCGTTAGGTGGTAGTGGTTGCTCACCACATGGGTTGGTGGCTGCTATGGTCTCACAGTACCAGAGGTTATTCTTCTGGTTTATACGATCGATGAACAGGATGCCTGGCTCTGCCCAGTCCCATGTAGACCTGAGTATATCATCCCAGAGGGCTCTGGCATCCACTGTCTTATACACTTGGCCTTCAAATGTAAGATCAAAGAAGTCACCAGTCTTAACTGCATTCATGAAGGCATCAGTGACCCCGACACTGATGTTAAACCCTGTCAGTGTGGTGCTGTTGTTCTTTGCTCTGATGAACTCCTCGATGTCTGGATGGTCTACACGTAAGACACCCATCTGAGCCCCTCTACGGTGCCCAGCGCTGGCTATAGTCTGACAGACAGCGTCAAAGATACCCATGAAGCTGATAGGGCCTGATGACTTACTGTCGAGGCTTTTGATCAAGGCACCACGGGGTCGTAGGGTGCTGAAGTCGTAGCCTATGCCACCCCCAAGCTGCATGGTTCTAGCTGCATTGGTAGCAGCCGCCATGATGCCTTCCATGCTGTCCTCAATGGTAGGAGACACAAAGCAGTTGTAGGGCGTCACGGTTCTGGGTGCGCCCATAGCGCTCTGTACCCTGCCAGCTGGTAGAAAGCGCTGGTTGTACAGTATGTTTCTGAAAGTATTGAAGTGATCGTCATCGTCCTTGAGGGCATTGGCTACCCTTGTCATGGCCTCTTTGAAGCTCTCGCCTACTGAGCGATACTTCATCTTATGTATTTCTTCTGAGATTGGCAGGGCTGGGCCAAAGTCGTTCTTCATGTCATTCATTGGGGTTATTACCTTCAAGCATATTGATACGCATCTCGCAGTAACGGATGCACTTCTCTAGATCTGTGATTTCGGATTCATTCTTGGTTAGGCCATCGTAGGTCTTGCTGCCTGCGCGGCTGGCGTACTTGATGACATTCCCACGCCAGAACTCCATGCCGTTTCTCATGATGTATCTGACGGGCTGTATGGGCCACTGGGTGTAGTGTGATGGGTTCTTTACTGAGTCAGTCATTGGCTGTCTCCAGTACTTTCCTGGGGCGTCCACCACGCTTGTTGTTTAACTCAGAGAGCCGTGCCATTGAGTTCTTTCCACCGTTACGCAAAAGGAACCTGTCGTTGTCTCTTTTGCACACCTCAAGATAGCGATCCCACTGGGATAGCACTGAGGCTTCAGTCATCCCTGTGCTACGTTTTCGTGGCATTAGTTTCATGTCTTGGCTCCCATAGTTTGATTGTGTTGTTGTCCAAGTCCCAATCCTCATACCTAAGGATCCGCGCTAGCCGGGCTTGGGTTAACGCATAGTTGGCGTTTAGTTTCTGCTTGGCATATGCGTTGACCACTGTGGGCCAACTAGGGTTTTGCTTGAGCAGTTTCTCGGCTGTCTTAGGACCGACCGAGGGACACCCAGTGTAGCCATCAGTGACATCACCAGTGAGTGCTTGGGTGTAGAACCATAGATCCGCTTGGGCCTTGTTGATCGTTTGAAACTCACCAGACATAGGTCTGAAGAGCTTGCATGGCACCGACTTGAGATCCTTATCATCACTGATGACGATGGTTTGATGACCCGGTGCTGAACCTAAGATGCCCATGACATCATCGGCTTCCAGCATCGGCTCTATGTGCCATCGGTAAGTCTTCTTGACCCACCTCAGCATCTCCAGGTAGCCAACGGGCTTCCTGACTTTCTTACGTCCACCTTTGTATGTGGAATCTAGTTCTTTTCTGAAGTTACCTTTATCAGACAAGCAGACAATGAAGTTGCCGGTGCCTAGGTGGTCACAGAAGTCATCTATAGTCTTCTGGAATACCTTCTTGGCTTCCTTCAGATCGATAGAAAGGGACCAGATGTCATCACCCCAGTCTATCTCAGTCTCACAGGCCGCACAGGCTCTGTAGAGGTACAAGTCACCGTCAATGAGGAGTACTGTCTCTGCCTGAGGCGACTGCAAATACTTCTTTAAGTAGCTCATCTAGCTCTCCTTTAGCTTCCATGCCGAACTCTGTGATTATCCACTTGTGGGCATAGGTTTCGTCGCCGACATTAGTTGTGATCAGGCCCTCGCTGGCAGCTATGGCAACGTAGAAGGCACCTTTGCGTGAGAAGTCCCCACTGATGCTGAAGGGCTGTCTCCACGCCCTGTCCAAGACCAAGTAGAAGCACATGAAGTGTGCCATTTGGGGGTTAACCTCAGTGTGTAGCAGCCCAAGTTGCTCCCACGGAATGTTCTGAGGTGATGGGTATTTTAGTTTTGAGAGCAACCCCTGCTTCTTGCGCCATTCTTCTAGTAATATCACCGACATCGGCAGCTACCTCTTCTGTTTTGCATGAGATTTGAACT